CTGACGGACACACGCACATCGGCACCGTGGGCGCCTTCCAGCTCCCAGGCCAGGCGCAGGGCGCCGCCTGCTGGAGTTGCCGACAAGTTGAACGCACGGGCGATCAGTTGCTGGCCGCTGGCGGGATCGGGTACGTTGCCTAGGCCCCACTCCAGCGGGTAGTACGCCTCGTACTCATCCCTTGCCGTGATGCGCACGCGGCGCGCGCTGGCGGGCTCCATGCCGATGATGCGCACGCGCTTGCCTGGCGTGGCCTGCGGGCCGCCCAGGTAGGTCCAGTCTTCCGGGATGGTGTCTTGCCAGTCGGCGCAGGCGGCGGGGTTGGACGTGCTGGCGTCCAACCAGCCGGGCGCATTGCTGGCCGGCCAGTCGCCCAGCACTTTCAACTTGCGCGTGCGCTCCTGTGGCGGCGCGCAGCGCACGCTCATTGGGTCGCCACCGGGCGGGGTAATCATCAGCCAGAATTCGCCGCCGCAGGGATGCTCGACCTCCGCCGACAGCTCGACCGCCGTGACCTTGCCGCCCGCCACGGTCAGACCAATCAGTCGGCCGCTGTAGGCCCAACTGGTGAGGTCGTGGGCCAGTTGAATGATGTCGCCGCACGCCACGGTCAAGCCCATCAACGTGGACTCCCACGTGATGGTGCGGCGGTGGTAGTGCACGCCGGCGGCTTGCAGGTTGACCAGGCGCTGTGCCTGGGCCTTGGGCATGGAGTAGACCGCTTGGCTGATCTGCTGGTTGACGGGCAGCGTGACGCCGGGGACGGTAGCGTACACGGTATCCGGCTCGTAGTCGTTGTCCGATTGCGTGTAGGTCACGCCGAATTCATCGACCGTATCGTCGCTGTTGTAGGCCACGCGGAATGTTCCAGCAACGATATTGCTGGTGCCGAATGCGGCCAGCCACGGCTGACCCGCGGCTTCCCACCAGACCGACAACTTGCCCGGCGCCCAGGTTTTGCGCGCACGGCCAGCGGCGGCGATGCTGTCGAGCACCGAGCCGCTTGGGTGTATATCCGTCACTACCGTGCGAAACTCCAGCTTGGCTTGGTCGCACCACTGGCCCCATGCGACCAACGTGCCGTAGTCGATGCGGTTGTTGGTCAGGCCCGCACCGAACAGCCGCGGGCCGTTGCCGGGCGCCGGCTCATCCAGCCAGCCGGACTGGCCCAGGTGTGCCGGCTTGGCCGTTGGGTTCAGAAAGCCGCCGCGCGCAAAGTAGATGAACAGCCAGGCCGGGTTCTTGGACTCGCGCCACTGCCACGCACCGGTACCGGGCAGCGAACCATCCCACGGGGCCGAGCTGTTCCAGACCCAGCACTTGTTGCGCACCAGCGCCGAGTAGCGCTCGATGCGGTTGTTGAGCTGACCCGTTGCGCGAATCATCAGGCCCTGGCGGCGCTGGGCCGGGTACAGCGCGTCGTCGGCGCGAAACACCTTGACGCGCACGAACTCCATCTCGGATATGTCGCTGGCATCACCCGACTCGGGCGTGACGCGCCGCACGCGGAAGTTGATGGCGGGCGTGTTCAGGTACGCCGAGAACGTCTCGCGCCAAATGCGTGTAGTGCCGCTGACTATGGTCATGGGCGAGAACGGGAAAGGCTTCCATGCGGTCGAGTCTGGCGTTTGGTACTCGGCCTCGCAAACACACGTCAGGTTGCTTATGCCGCTGACGCCGCCCTGGCGGAACAGGCGCCCGGCTATGTCGATCTGGATGTAGCGCCCCGGCAGCGAGCCCTGGCGCTCGATCCACCCCTCGTCAAGCACGTTGGGGTTTTGCTCGAGCGCGCCGCCGTTGATGGTCTGGACGTTGCCGGGGTAGGTGTTGCCCGGCCAGTGCTCGCTGGTGTAGCCGGTGAGCGTGGTGCGGCTGGCATCACCGGGCGGCACCACGCTGTCGTGCAGCTCGACCAGTTTGTACTGATCGATGGCGCTGGCGCCGATGCGGATGTCGCTGATTGATAAATCACCAAAGCCGAAATTGAAGATGCTGGTCAGCCGCTCGGTGTTGTGGATGACCTCATAGCCATAACGCGTGATGACCGGCAGCGGGGTGTTCAGGGGATGCCAGGCCATGATGGTTACGAGCCTCCCTCCCAGCCGGGCGACAGGCTATCCCGCCAGTCTTCATAGGTTGTGACCTCGGGATCGCCAGGGTGCCAAACAGGGCTGCTCCAGCGGCGAACCACGAAGGTGTGCGGAATGGTCACGGTGTTGCCGCCGTTGGGGTAGGTGTAGGTGCGCTCGGCGTTGTCGCCGTAATAGTTGTAATTACCGTCGCCGCCGATAAAACCGGTCAGCTCCGTCCAGGGCGCCACGGGGTTGCCTGTCGCATCCAGTTCAAACGGCGGGTGCAGCCGCTCTTCGGTACTGGTGGTGCCGTTGATGATGTCGGTTATGCAGGTCGGGTCGGGCACGAATTCGGCAAAGGGGCGCGAGGCGTAATCGGGGAACACCCGGTGCTCGCCCAATACCAGCGGCAGCGGCTCATAGGGCCGCGCTGCGTTGGCGCCGCCTTCGATGCTGTAAGCGGTGGGCACGTTGTCGGTCTGCTGCGGGCCGCCCTTGCGGGTCAGCGATGAGGCCACAGCCGAAAGCGCCATGGAGATCGCAACGTTGGCGGCAAAGGCCAGTATGGTGCCAATGGCGATGGCCGTGCCGTAGGCCATGCCGCCATACATAACCAGCTTGGCCGCACCGGTGGGTGCGGCGACACCCGCGACCTGTTGAAGAACCAGCACATCGCCGGGGCGCACGCGCGTGGCGCGCCGGCCTATGGCGCTCAACCGGCAACCGCCCAGCGTGACGGTCAGCGGCGTGTCTTGCAGACCGAGCCGCTCGACGACGGCCTGAACGGTATCACCCTCCAGCAGCGCAACCGTCTTGTGCTCGCGCTCGCTGGACGGCCGCAGCGGGTTGGGGCAATAAACAACCGACAGCGTGGGCATCACAGCCATGCGTAATACCCCTCCACACGGTAAATGCGATCCAGCCGCGACAACGGCATACGCACGCTGGCGCCGTGAACTGAATCGCTGTGCAGGATGTAGGGCTGGTCGATCAGGCAATACAAGCCCATGTGTGCGCGCCGCCCGCGCGCGAACATCAGCACGCCACAGCCGTCTACCGGCCGGTCGATACGCCGGGCGTAGTCGGCGGCGCTGGCAACGATCAGGCTTGACCGGTGGTCAAGGTTATCGGAGGCGCGGCGCGGGAATGTGTGGTCGCGCCCGAACTGCTCGCGCAGTACCCGCTCGACAAGCTGCGCGCAGTCCAGTTCGGCGTGCGGGATGTTGACGTAGGCGTCAGACCAGTGCGCCATATCAAAACAACCCCGGCGCGGTTTCCGGGCGGTAGGTGTAGCCCACTGCCGGGGTGTTGAGCACATCGTCGTAGCCGAGGGCGCCACTGACGGACTGCATGCTGACCTCGATATTACGCAAGTCGAGCACCAGTTCGTCTTCGACAAAATCTGGCGCGCTGCGCATGACCTGGATGGCCGTGATGACCGCGCCGCGCCCGCCGTGGGTCTGCTCGAAGAACGCGCCGACGCCGCCCGAGATGTTGCCGATTGAAAGCGTGGCAGCCGGCGTGCGGCCGTCTTGATCGTCGGGCCAGTTGAACTCGAACGTGGTGGCGTGGTACAGCCGCCCGCGCGAGACGATGTCCGTGTTGTCGGCCACGAAGCGCATGGGCTCTGGCAGCAGCGCGTGGGATAGCTCCAGCAGGATCAGCGGGCGATCGCCCGGCGAGAGCTGCTGGGCGGATTTGCGGAAACGGGGTGATTTGCGCGCGGTCATATCCAGTACTCCAAAGTGAAGGTTGCTAGGTACTCATCAAAACGGTTGGACAGAGCCTGGTAGTGCACCGCGCCATTGACGATGCGCGCGCGCCGTAGCGTGCCGCCGGTCGCATCCTCGGGATCGGGCCAGGCGAAATAAAGCGACCCCAGGCGCAGGTCATTGCGCCGCCACGCCTCGAACCTGTCTTTGTCGACCTGGCTGAATAAGCGGTAGGTCAGATCGACCTCATACCGGGCACGCGACTGCACGCTGGCCTGCTCGATAAAGCCGTCATCCATCTCGGTGCGCGCCACGCCACCGGATGCGCTGGGCTGCCAGGCGTTGTCGAGCACCAGTTGGGCGTAGGCGGGGAAGGTCGTGTACGCCATCGTTAACCCCGCTGTAACCCGGCCTTGATGCCTTGTATTCCGCGCCCTCCGGCCCGTATGTCATCCAGCAGCACGTCGATGATGTAGCGGCCGCTTTCGCGCGAAACCTTCGGCTCGCTGGCCTGTTTGGGCGCGCCGGTATTGTTGAGGCGGATCGTCATGGGGGGCAGTTGCGCGCCGGCTGCGTCCGTAACCGCGCCACCCGCAGCAAAACGGGCACGCTGGG